CCCAAAGCCGTTTCTATATTAGCCCCTATTACGTAATTACGCGTTATGTATAGCCCTATTAGCCTTTTACCCTTACTACTAACTACAAATTACAAATACTTATGTAAATATAGTAAAGGGTTTGGAGTCGTCTGTACGTCTGTAGTAGGCCGGTGCTACTGCACTGGGCAGTTCACTATGGGTTGACGTGTGGGGTACACTCGCACCATGACCGCTGCACACGACTTGCAGCCTCTCAAGGCGTCCCTGGTGGGCGATCTCGTTGGGCTGATCAATATCAACCTGGCCGATCTGCTGCAGGTCGTCGCGCGCGTTTGCCCGGATTGCGATGGTTCAGGCGTAGTTGGCGGCGACCCTGATGAGATTCGCTCGTCGGCCGCAACCTGCTCGACTTGTGGCGGGGTGGGTGCCGTGGAGGATTTCATCTTCGACACCGCGCGTATGAAGTCACCTAAGTTTGGGCGGCTTATTGAAGGCTTCTCAGTGACGCGCACAGGTCGGATACTGCCCAAGTTCCGCAGCGCGGATCGGGCGTTCGCGGTGCTGGTCAAGCTGCTGGGCTTCGACAAGGCAATCATCGAAATCGCCAACGCAGCGCCGTTCGCCGAGTCGATTTCCGACGAACAACGCGCGACGTACATTGAACAGCTGAAAGAGCTGGCCGCTATGGGCCAGCTGGACACGCGCACATGAAGGGCGCCACCCCTGTAGCGGGTGCACCCTGCGACAAGCAGGAAGGGCCGAAAACGGAAGCCGTAGCCGCTTCCATCGACCCGGTCGAGTTCCTCATGGTGGCCGCGCGGATGAACTACGCCGCATTCATCACGGCCGTGCACCGTCCGCGCTATCGCCACAGCGCGTTCAGCGCGAAGGTATGCGCCGAGGTGGATCGGTTCGTGGACGATCTGCTGGCCGGCAAGCGGCCGGTGTTGATGCTGACCGCACCGCCTCAGGTCGGTAAATCGTCATTGATCTCCCGGTGCTTGGGTCCGTACTTGTTCGGCCGACTCGCCGCGGAGCTCGGTCAAGTGCGAACCGCATGCGCGTCCTATGCGCTCAAGCTGGCACGCCGGAACGTGCGCGATGCCAAAAGCATCATGCAAGGGGCGGCGTACCGTGCCATTTTTCCCGCTACTTCATTGATCGGCTTCAATGGCGTGAGTACATCGGAAGAGTTCGATGTGCCCGGCGGCAGCCATATGCAAGGCGTTGGCGTAGGTGGCGGCTTGACCGGCTTCAGCGTCGACATCGCCCTGATCGATGACAGCGTGAAGGACGCTATGCAGGCGCTATCACCCGATGTGCAGGACAATATCGAAGCGTGGTTTGAGTCAGTAGTGCTGACCCGTATGCAAGAACGTTCCGGCGTGGTGCTGATCGGTACGCCGTGGTCGGCAAATGATCTGCTGGCGCGCGTGCGCCGCAAGATGGAAGGCGATCCGCGCTTCACGCGTTTGTCGTTTCCCGCGCTGAATCGCCCCGACGAGATCGGTTACGACCCCGATTTGCCACTCGGCGCCTTGGTGCCGCAGTTGCACAGTGAAGCCAAACTGCTTGAGCTCAAAGCGAATATGAGCGAAATGTGGTGGGCCTCACTCTACCAGCAGAAACCGTTGGCTGAGTTCGGCGCGATTTTCAAACGTGAGCATGTGCAGTATTACCGGCGCGTCGAACTGCCCGCTGTGATGCAACAATTAGTCATTTCGGTCGATGCTACCTTCAAGGATGGCGGCACCAGCGACTATGTCGGCGTCGGTGTATGGGGCAAGACCGCAGATGGCAAAGTGTGGCTGGTGGATTGGCGGCGTGAAAAGCTTGCTTTTATGGCCACAGCCACGGCCATCATCGATCTTAAACGCAAGCATCCGCGCGTGACCAAGGTATTCATCGAGGAAGCGGCCAACGGCGCAGCGCTCTGCGACATGTTGCGCCGTCATATACCGGGCCTAGTCGGTATTCCGCCGTTGGGCTCGAAAGAAGCACGAGCCCACGCCGTAAGCTGGGTGTGGAGTAACAAATGCGTTATGTTGCCCCATCCTGACGAACAACCGGGTATCATTCCGATCGTGGCGGAAATCACGAGTTTCCCTGATACGCCAAACGATGACATGGTGGACTGCATGGACATTGCGCTCCAGCAGCTATGCTTGCGGTCACCGATTGCGGCCCTCATAACCGACGATATCCTACGGATGGCACGACAATGACCCGATCCCGCCGCCAGTCAAAGCGCAAGATTCCGCAATCCGCGCCGAAAGCACTGGCCGCCAAGGCAGCGCTGACAAAGGAACGCCCGTTGCTGCAGCAGGCAATCATCGATGCCGGGGCTGCGCCCGATCTGGCTATGGCCCAAGCTACTGCGCATCCGGTTGACCTGTCGCGCTACACAGCGCGCGAGCGTGTGCAGGCAGCCATGGCGCTCGACTTCAATAGTACGGCCAGCGATGCGTTGACCTTCATCGAAGCGACGGGCTTTCCCGGCTTTCCAACCTTGGCCCTTCTGGGGCAGCTGGCCGAATACCGCACGATGCACGAAACGCTGGCCGACGAGTGTGTGCGCACATGGGGCAAAGCCACCTCGGCGGGCGACGCCGATCCGGCAAAGCTGGCCGACATCGAAGCCGAGTTGCGTCGCATCGATCTGCGCGCCCATGTGCGCCAGGCCATCATCAACGATCAGGCATTCGGCGGCGCGCACGTCTATTTCAAACTCAAGGGTGACGAAGAGTTCCGCGATACGCCGCTGGTCATGAAGCCGATGACCGTGCGCAAGGGCTCGTTCATCGGGCTGCGCGTAGTCGAGCCGTACTGGGTCACCCCGAACAACTACAACTCGACGGACCCGACCGCGGCGGACTTCTACAAGCCCTCAACGTGGTGGATGCTCTCCATGGAGGTGCACTCCACGCGCCTGCAGACGCTGATCTCGCGTCCCGTCGCGGACATGCTCAAGCCGACCTATTCGTTCCGCGGCGTGTCGATGACCCAGTTGGCCACGCCCTACGTGTCGAACTGGCTGCGCACGCGGCAAGCCGTCTCCGATACCGTCAAGCAGTTCAGCGTGTCGGGCATCGCTACCGATCTGGAATCGAGCCTGCAGCCAGGTGCGGCGACCAGCCTGAACCAGCGCGCGCAGCTGATCAATGCCTACCGCGACAACCGCAACCTGCTATTTCTGGACAAGGCGACTGAAGAGTTCTTCCAGATCAACACGCCGTTGTCCGGGCTGGACGCGCTGCAGGCCCAGTCGCAGGAACAGATGTCGGCCGTGTCGCACATTCCGCTGGTCAAGCTGCTGGGCATCACACCGTCCGGCCTGAATGCGTCCAGCGAAGGCGAGATCCGGGTGTTCTACGACTACGTGCGCGGCTACCAGACCAATGTGCTGGGCTCGCTCATGCGCAACGTGCTGACGATCGTGCAGTTGTCGCTGTTCGGCGAAGTCGATGACGACATCTCGTGGCAGTGGGAGCCGCTCGAAGAGCTGTCCGCGCTGGAAGACGCTGACCGCCGCGGCAAGGACGCGACGGCCGATCAGATATACATGGAAAACCAGGTCGTCACGCCCGAACAGGTTGCCGAGAAACTGGCCGCCGACCCGCGCAGCGGCTATGCCGGCATCCTGGATGCCAAGCCGGGCGAACCGGCGGACGATGACATCGCCGGCATTACCGCCGAGATATTGGCCATTGGCGAACCCGACCTGCTGGCTGCGCCGGCAGACGACAACATTGCGGGCATCGCGTCGGAGATTCTGGACATCGGCGAGCCGAGTGCACCGGAACCGGCTGACAACGATCTGGCGGCCATTTCGGCGGGCATCCTGAAAATTGGCATGGATGCTGAATTCAAGGAAGGTGACCATCCGCGTGCGGACAATGGGCAGTTCGGTTCGGGCGGAGGCTCATCAAGCGCAAAAAAAGCCAAACTGACGGCCTCGGAAAAGAGTGCCGTCAGTTCCTACTCGGGTGACAACTTCCTGCGCATGAATGCCGCACTCCGGGAGGGGGATACCACCGACCCTGAAGTCGCTCGAATCGACAGCGCAATCAAGAAAAGCGCACTCCCGACTGCGACAACCCTTTACCGTGGCATGACGCGCGAGGCTGCGAAGGCTCTGTTTCCCGGCGGTAACATCCAAGCCGGTGCAGTGGTTTCAGATCCCGCCTACCTGTCGACCAGCAAAGACAAGGGCGAAGCGGGCGCGCGCGGTCTGGGCGGGGTCGTACTGCATATCGAAGCTGCGGCCGACGCTCGTGCCTTAGACGTGGGGACTCTATCCCGGAATCCGAACGAAAGCGAAGTGCTACTTCCTCGCAATGCAAAACTAGTCGTGAAAGGTGTCACGCCGCCAGCACGTGTCGGCGCGCCCGTCATAGTTCGCGTGAGTTATGAATGATGAAACTGCGCATGCCCGGCCGCAAGGACAAGAAGCTAGCGCCCGTGCAGCCCAGCGAGTCGGCGCACAAGGCGTACCAGGACGCACTCGACCGCGCCGTGCGCACGATGCAGCGGTCCTATCTGTGGTGGCTCACTAGTCGCTACGTCGCCGCGGTGGGCGCGAACGTGGATGCCGACCGGCTGCCCGACATGGCCCACGATGCGGCGCCGGGCGGCAAGGCGCGTGCGTTGTTCAGCGAGTTGACGCGCCTGCGCAAGCACTGGGATAGCTATTTCAGCGAGCTGGCTACGCGCCTGGCCACCAAGACGGTCGACGCGCTCTACCGCGACAACACGAACGCCTGGCGTGGCCAGATGCGACAGGCCGGCTTCACGGTCGATCTGCAGCTGACGCCCTCGCAGCGGCTGATCCTCGACACGAAGGTGCACGAAAACGTCTCGCTGATCCGGTCGATCCCGGCGCAGTTTCACACCGATGTGGAAGGGATCGTGCTGCGCAGCTTCAGCGCCGGACGCGACCTGCACACGATGGCCGCCGAGCTGAAGAAACGCGGGGATGTGACCGTGCGCCGCGCCGCGCTGATCGCGCGTGACCAGTCCAACAAGGCCACCGCGCAGATGAATGCGGCGCGCCAGCGCGAGCTAGGCCTGTCGTGGGGCGAATGGAAGCATTCCAGTGCCGGCAAGGAGCCGCGACCCAATCACGTACGTGCCGGCCGCGAGCAC